CTACGAATTCAACGCATAGACAAGAACGTTGGGTTAGAAACGAGGGTAAGCAATGAACTTTAATCGTCTTTTAACCATCTCTATCTTACATTATTATTCTATATCTTGCAACTTTTTTATTTATTTTCTTTTTATTTCTTTAACGCAAAAAACGCCCCCAGCAAAAGCCGAGAGCGTTAAAGTGTTTGCTATTTTATTATATTATTTTTTGTCATCTTTAATCGTAACTTCTACTTTTTGCGGAATATCTTTAGATTTAGCAATCTCTGCTGTAATGGCATCCACAGTCGCTTTTGATTGCTCTTTAGTCGTTTTGATAGCTTCTTTAATCTCCGCAGATGTTGAATCTGGATTCAACGCTCTAAAGAAACGAACATACCAAGGTGCTTGATTAGTCCATGTGTAAGACGGAATGTCGTGACCGTTGTTGTCTTTATAAATTTGTTGAATGATTTTCATTTCGTCAACATGCGCTAGTGCGCGTACTTGGTTTGTGTGTCCGTTGTAAAAGTAAAGTGTACCCTCGTTCCAAGCAGGGTCACCTTTGATATTGAATAAAAAGTCCATAGTTTCTTCTCCTTTGGTTGTAATTGTACTTTGTGTTGTTTCGTTATCATCTAATAACACGACGTTTTTATCAAGCCCGCCAGCAATACCAGTAGATGTAAATTGCCACCAGCGAATACCATCAAGTGCTGGGAAGATACTCCAGATTGGGTCTGGTGTGACGTCGTAATTTGGATAGGCTGCAATCCACAAGCTATCTGGGTATTTAGCTAAAATTTGATGATAATCAATGTTGTTAAGTGTATATGGTTTGTAACTATAATAAATAGGTTTATAACCCGCACTAGCGCATCTATCCATAAAAGCTAGTACCGCATTAGTATTAGCTTGTTTTGATGTGCTAGCGCTATCTTCATAGTCGCAGACAAGATAAGCTGGCTTAGTTGGTAAGTTAGCCAAGAAATAATTAGCTTCTGCTACTGCTTGACTGACATTACCGCCAAAACGCGCAAAGTGGTAATAGCCGATTGGCTCACTCGTTTGTGCCTGTGTGAAGCGATTAGGTGAAAGATAACCAGTTCCCTCGCTAACCTTGATAATCGTTTTACGTGTTCCTGCGGCTTGACAGATAGCTGTTAAATCTGCCGATTGATAGCTTGACACGTCGATAAAATAATCGTTTTTCTTCATTGCGATACCTCGTTATTTTCGTGGTTCGGCATAGTCCATTGCTTGTCCACTATCACTAACTCCTGCCGTTGTCGGGTCATTGACGACCCCTAATAATACTAGCAGAGTCAAGAACGTGTTAACAACATCTGCAATGTTATCTGGCAGTTTCAAGCCCAATTGTTGTGCTAACAAAATCACCGTACTAGAAATGGCAATAAGTGTAGCTTTGTTTTTAAAACGTAATTTCCAATTAATCATGATAACTCCTCCAATTTATTATCAATCTTATCTACTTTTTCTGATAAATTTTTAATCTGTTCCGTCATTTGGATAAGCACTTGCATTTGCAAGTCGTGATTATCCAATCTAACTTTGATTTCTGTTAGCTCTTTATCTTGCTGCTTATCTTTCTCTTCAAGAATCGTTAAGCGTTTTTCTGTTGAGGTCATACGACCTTGAAAAAAAGTAAAGAGCGTCAATACTGAGACTGACGCACTTAAAAACATACTAATGATTTCAGGTTTCCACATAATAAAACAACCTCATTTCTAAGGCTGTTGTGTATCTGAGTTTTTATTTTGATTAGATAAATCAACATAATACTGTGTTCGCTCTTTGAATTGTTCTGGAACATCATCAATTGTAATCCAACCCATTTCGATTTGTAGAGCATAATATTTAGCGAATGATTCAATTAGTTTTTCAGGAAATTTAATTTTCATTTGTTTGTCCTCCATTTTCTTCAGCTGTTTCATCTGTTGACATATCAATTAATGACAAAATTTCCATTAATTGATTAACACTGTCAGTTGCGTTTTTTACTAAAACAACAGTTTTAGCTGTTTCTTCTTTAGCTTCTGCAACTGCACTCGTTACAGTTGTGACCATTGCTTTTAGATTGCCAATTGATGATTCTACTTCAACTAATTTTTTGTTAGCTTCATCAACGCTCACTGACATCTCATCAACTTTTTGTACTGCCTCTGGCATAGCTTTATCAGCATATTCGGTTTTGAAATAAGCATCACGAGCTAATTCAATAAGTTCATCATTAGTTTTACCAGTTTGATCACCTACGACACGTTCAGTAAATGTACCATAGCTGCCTGACATAGTAGCCAATGTGATTTCTGTGTGTGTTACTTTTCCATCAGTATAGATTGGGTATTTCCCAATAACTTGCCATGCTCTCATTATTCATCACCTCCTTTCAAATCATCATCTTTGGGCATCAACGTAGCCAGCTTATCTTCCAGCTCGCTATTGCGTTGATTAGCAATTGTTAATTCAGCACGCAATTGTACTGCTTCGTATTGTGCAGTTGCTGGTCTATGTAGTAATTCATTAATAATTAATTGATTTTTATCCATATTAAACTCCATTAAACTCCTGAAATTTGACTGATAGCACTTCTAATAGCGCTAATAGCGTTACTAGATGTACCACCATTAATAATGTGTTGGAAACAATTTCTTAAAATTTGAATGCAAGACCTAACGTAATAGCCAGACCCGTCACCATTGCCGAGTCGAACATCTCCTGTAATGATATCAGCGTTACGATAACTTATTCCGTAAGGTCTCAAAACCACATGAGAACGGAATGTAGATGTTGGAGGAAATGTTTCCATTTTCCAACCTGCGGCAGATGTGTTGGTTACAACGTCTTTGTTATAACTATGTCCAAAATAAATATTATCGGCAATTACACGCAAAGAGTCAGCTCTTTCATGGTCATTTGCAGCAATACCATTAATGGTTTCAACTACAATCCCTGAAAATCCACCTTGGTCCCATTTGCCATCATCAAGCGTTGTTTCACGACGGTCACCGCCTAAAATAACTCGTGATAAGATTCGGCTAGTTCCACTAACTGTGATACTAGTATTTGAAAATTTAAGTCCCATTGTACTAGCGTTTGCTTGAACACGAAAAATACCAGTGTTGTTGTTATTGTAAAAAAGCTTACCAGTGTCGAGTTCAAAATTAGTTGTGTTAGATAGTGATTGTAATTTACCACCTTTGATAACGTTCGCTGTAATACCACTTGATACAATTTTGCTTGAATTGATAGAATTAGCAGCTATTTTATCTGTGGTAATCGCACCTGCGGCGATATTCGCTGCACTAATCCCACCAGTCTTAATCTGGCTACTGGTAATCGTACCACTTGCAATCTGACTAGCTGTAATACTACCAGCTTTAATTTTCGCTGCGTCCAATGTCCCAGCCGTAATACGGTCACCATTGATACTGTTCGCTGTCATCTTACCAGTCGTAACAGCACCTGCCTTAATTGTGTCAGCTGTAATCGCATTGCTTGAAATCACGTCAGCAGTAATAATTTTACCGTTCAAATGTGCTGTGTTGATTGACTTACTGGCTATTTTGGTACTTGTGATAGCACCGTCAACAATCATGCTACCTTTTACGTTTATCTTGTCAGAGAATAAGTTGATAGCATTCTGATTAACAGCAAAATAAGAACCAATCGCATTAGCAACATCAGTCGTTGACTTGCCAGCCTTCATGACAATTCCGTCTGCATTAATAGTCAAGCTAGCACTCTTAACCGTTGATTTATCCAACGCAGATACGCTCGCTTTGATTGAGTCTGTTGTCTGTTTAAGTTCAGAATCTTTGGCTTCAAAATCAGCATCAGGCGTTTGATAATCAACAGGTACGTTTGACTTAGCAACCATAACCTCTTTGATTTCAACAGTGATTGCTTCGGTATTGTTGACAATACCAAAATTAGAATTAGCTTCTGTAATTGGCACGTTAGCCTTAGCAGTATAGCTAAACCAAACCCTCGTCCAAACATTTGCTGGAATGCTTTTGTTGGATGGCGACCACGCTTGCTTACTTCTATCGTCGTTATCATTTGACGCTGTACCAGACAGAGCGTTGTTAATGTCGTAGTTAAAGGAACATGCTTTACTTGCCTTTATCATCAAGCCAAAGAATAGCGTTTCGCTACCATTTAAAAGAATATTAAGACCACTTGTGTTGAACGTGATACCATTACCAAAAGTCGTTGAACTTGCTGGTACTGTCATTGTCCAGCTCTTAGACGTTTCACTGTAACTGAAATTACTACAGCCACGATTGATTACTCGTGACGTTGGTAAATAGTTCTTATTACCAATGTTTAAACTACTAATCTTACTGCTCAACTCGTTAGCTTTAGCTATGATATTGTTTTCAGCAGTTGTTACACGACCGCTTAACGTATTGAAGTCAGTCTGTGAAACTTTGGCACTCAGACCAGTAGTTAGTGAGTTAATCGAGTTAGTGTGTGATGTAATCGTACTGCCTTGCGACGTTACTTGCGTGCTAAGCTGTTTAAGACCGTTAGCTGTTTGAGTTAGTGTTGTATTTAGTTTGGTGATGTCAGATTGTGTGTCTTCAACTGCTGGTTTGGGCGCAGTGGCGATTGTACCATCTTCTAATTGAACATCACGCAAATAAACAACATCTCCAACAGCCCACGTTCCACCGTCAGGAATATAGAATGGAAAAGCATAGAAATTCTTAAATTTGACCATATCAGTTGATACGAATCGTTGCCAGGCAGTTGTAACATTGAATTTCTTAACTCCTCCATTAAAAACTTCGACACCTAAGTTCATCTGAATAGACTTACTCGCTTTAACATCTATTGAGTAAGTCATTTTTTTGTTTTGCCACTCCGTCCCACGCAAATCAATAAGAACTTTGTGAATTCCACCTGCTCCCGATTGAGTACATGTAGCTCTTAAACATTGACCGCTCTTTGATGTGTTATCTGGAATGATTTCAAATTCCCATTGACTAAGAACGCTTTTCCACCCTGATGTTGTTAAACCATAATTTTGAATATAATTCCGTCCACCCATTGTTGTGGGTATCTTACCCTCAACCGCAGACACCGCACTACTAATCTGCCCAGGCACTGCTTCAATCTTCGTTTGTAGACTGCTGACGTTGCCATTTGTAGTCTTTAAACTACTTTGCAGGTTAGCTACTGCTTTATCATTGCTAGCTTGATAGTTAGCAAGATTAGTCTTAGTCGTGTTGGCAGTTGTTGTAGTCGCTGTTAAGTCAGCTTTAACACCATTCAAGCCAGTTTCAAGCGTTGCTGTTTTCTTGCTCGTATTATCTGCAGTTGTTTTAACTTGTGATAGCGTTGTTTTAGTGCTTGTTAAGTCGTCTTCGACTACTTTAGTTCGTGCAGTAACACTTGTAATATTTTTAGTATTACTATCTACTGTCTTACTTAACTCGCTAACAGTCATCTTAGTACCGTTTGCAGTTTCTTCAACTGTTGAGACACGTTTAGTTAGTTCAGACTGTGCGCTAGCTTGTGCTTGTAACTGTTGCGCTTGACTGGTTAAATCTTGTTTAGCTTTAGACAAGTCGTTAGCAACTGTGGTGAGTTGTTGTTTGGCTTCACTCGCTGACGTCTTAGCGTCAACTGCAAATGACGTTGTGGCAGTTAAATCAGTTTTGACTTTGGCTAAATCGGATTTTAAACTGTTAGCAGTCGTGTTCGCTTGTTCTGCGACTTCTGCTGTTGCTTGATTGATTTCATCAGCATATGCCTTAGCGTTTGATTCTGCCTGCGTTTTAGCTGTGTCAATCTGCGTTTCAAGTTCTGCTTTTGACGTGGCGAGTTTTTCTGTAATAGTCGCTTCAAATTCTTCACGATCTGGAACGTCTTTTAGTTCATCAGCAATCTGTTCTTTGAATGCTTCAACATCATTAACGATAGGTAGCTCTTCCCAATCTGCACCAGTCCAGTAATACATTTTCGTTGTGTCACCGACTGTCAAATAAAGTGAGTCACCTTTATGTAGTGTACCTTTAGGCTCATCTTTTGGAAATTCATTACCAAAATAAACAGTACTTTTACCATCTGCGGATACTAAAGCTTTATTTGCTGTTTCTACTGCTTGTGCAATAGAATCTGATGCATTCTGTGCTTGCTCTTTTGCGAGCGTATAACTTGCCGATAATTTTTTAACAGCACCAATATCATTACAAGTCACTTCATGTTTAACAAGCTGACCAGTAATATCATATTCGCTAGTAAAGGATACAATTCTAATTTTTTCTTTAAAGCCAAGTGTCTCATTGATTGCCATGATGTAATCACCCGCTGTTGGTTGAGTATAATCATAACCAGCACGAGTTAAATCTTCCATGTCAAGAGTAATCGAGATACTATAAGAATTATCAACGTTTTCTTTTAAAGCAGCAGTCATACTATCGGCTTTAGTGTAACGCTCGTCAACAAGTGGTTCAGCTTCCAATTTGCCATAAACACTAGCTAATGGACTTGTATATTCAACTGTTAAGCGACCTTTGTTATGGTCATTCTCATCAACCCACGCACCAAAACCTTTTTGATAAGTAACAAAATCACTGATATTTTTTTCAATCCCTAGTTCGTTCATGTTGAAGTTCTTGCGAACAACCGTTGATAAATCAGTTCCTGTTTTTTCTAGGATTCTGACAACTTTGCCATTTACTTGAAATTCAACACCTGATGAAGTGATGATATCGTTAAATAATTTTAGACGGCTTTTATATCCAAAAGACTGCTTTTCAAAAGCATAAACTTTCAATAGAGGGTCAATTGTGTAAGTATAACCACTATCTTTAAAAATAAAATCAAGGTAAGTCACAAATGTGTGTGAACCATCATTTAGTTGTTCATGCACTGATGACTTATCAAAATCCCAAAAGAACTGATGAACAGCATCAAAGGTAACGTGAGTACTTGTACCTTCATCAACTGGCTTAGCATAAGTTACCACGTAAAACTCATCATCAAAACGCAAACGCCAGCCACGTTCGATATTAGATAGGACATAATCGCCTGATTCGATTTCACCACTAAGTGAACGTTCACCATTAACTGCGTTAGTTATTTTAATACTAGCAAGTGCACCATGCTCAACATCTTTTTCGTTTAAAAATGTAATCAATTCATCACCCCCTATTTATAAAGTTCTTTAAAGTTTAAAATTTTAATTGTACCATTGAAATTAGTCTTATAGCTAACTTTTTTCGTTGGACTAGGTTTTATAACAAAATAGGCATAATTTGTACGTGCATTAACATTTGCAAGGTTCTTAGTTGTCTCAATACCAGTGATCTTAAAAACATCTCCAGCATTTATATCTCCTGTTTGGGAATACGTGAAACGATTATCACCGATTTCAAGATAAAAACCTGATTGATTTCCTGTTGATGTCATTTCAATAACAAAGGGAACTTCCAATTGCGACAATTTCGCTGTGCCTGCATAGGCAAAGCTACCACCGCTTAACGTTATGTCTTTAGCTTCCGTTTCGCCATATGGCATTTCTGCTGTGGTAAATACCACGGAAAAGTCATATTTTAACCCTTGCCCAGAATTTCCAACAAATGAGAATGTCGGCTCACTAGCAGTTACTTTCCAACGATAATGCCAAGCTGTGTGTGGTTGATTCACAAGATCCAAATCCCCAGCCGTTTGTCCAGGGACTTGATAATCATAAAAATCAATGCTGTCAGGATACATTTTAGTGATATAAAAAGGCTCGTCATCTAATAACAAGCCAAATATATCATCTTTCATACTTAAGAATCCTTGGACATTTGCAACTGCTACACGTCCAGTTACTTTAATAACTTTAGCAGTAAACGTTGCACCGCCAAATACTGTACCATTACGACCAGCTACAGACCGCTTATCAAGAGAGATTTCAGGTGCGCTGTCGTCAATATTAATATTGTAAAAACTGTAGTCAGAAAGCTTGACTGACGTTGTTCCTTTCGTAATTAATAAATCCATGTTTCACCTTTCTAATAATTAAAATAATCATTTTTAGTATCTTCTCTCGCTTCGCGTTCTTTTACTGTCGTGTAAATCTTATCGCCAATTAATTCATTGTGTACTTCAAAGACTGGTTCTGATAAGCTAGTATTTTTCACTTCATCTGACAAGCTATCAAGTGATGATAAGCCAGATGTGCTAACACTACCAGCAATTGTCATAGTGCTGTTGACACCCCAGCTTTGATCTGTAACAGCTAACGCATACTCTTTGCTGATGTCGTTGATTCTACCTATCCAGTCAGACATGCCAATAGCGAAGCCTTCACCAGTATAGCCACCGAGTGATTTCATCACACGAGATGGTGAGTGAATATCTAATGCTCTACGAATTGTTGCTGTTACTCGTGCAGCAATACCATTTGCTACCGCGTAAATTGAACCTGCTGAACCAGCAAGACCGCTAGCAAAGCCAGCACCTGCATAATAACCAGCTGAACGCATACCACCGCTTGTGCTGTACATAATTGATACCATGTGATTACCAGCACTGCTTGCAGCTGCGATTGCTCCATTCATACCACTTTGAACAGCTGAACGAACACCATTCATACCTGATTGAGCCGCACTTTTCGCTTTATTAAACGAATTAGTAAATGTAGAATTCATCTTGTTTCCAGCAGATTGAACAGTACTGTTGATTCTGTTCATTCCGCTAGTTACTGCCGAAGTCAAACCGTTCATAGCTGATGTTGCAGATGACTTAGCCTTATTGAAGTTGTTAGTGATGTTTGACGCCATTTGTGATGATGCTGAGTTAGCAGATGAAGCGGCTGAATTAAGCTCAGATGTCACGTTGTTTGATAATCCGCTCGCTGAACTGTTCGCATTTGCTTGCATGGCACTAAAGTTAGAACTTACACCGCTATTTGCCGCTTGTGCTGCACTGGTTGCACTAGCCTGTGCATTTTGCATGTTACTAGACACACCTGCTGACAAGCTAAGTGCTTGATTAACAGCATCAAGATTCATACTAGATGTTGCAGCATTAACACCATTGGCCATGTTCTGTGCATTGGTTGTGGCGCTTGCACTTGCTTGTGCTGTATTAGTATTGATGCCGTTTGCCATAGCAATTGAATCATTAAGCGCTTGTACACTCATGATACCAGTTTGAGCGTTGACGTTTGACGCCATTTGAGTCGCATTGTTAGTTGCATTCAAATTAGCAAGCCCAGTATTTTGGCTAATACTATTGAGTGTTGCCATAGTGTCTGCGCTAGTTTGTGCGCTCATTTGACTAGTCTGTGCACCTACAGCTGTGGTCATCTGAGCTGCATCACTGCTAACTTTTGCAGTAGTTTCAGAACTTTTACCAGTGATTGTGTCCCAAAGTGAACTAAAGCCGTTCTTAATACCGTCCCAGACACCTTTGAGTGCATTAGGAATAGCTTCAAGCATTGCCTGACCAAGTCCAGCAATAAGTTGGACCCCAGCTGCAAGAATTTGTGGAATATTTTGAATGATTGTAACAGCCAACTGTCCAACAAGTTGAATACCTGCTGCAATGATTTGTGGTAAGTTTTGTGTAATTCCTTGGATCAATGATTGAATGATTTGAACCGCAGATTGCACAATTTGTGGCAAGTTCTGAAGAATACCTTGTACCAACATTACAATGATTTGAATACCACCTTGTAAAATTTGTGGTAAATAACTAGCTAAGCCTGTGATGAATCCAGTAATAACCTGCGTAGCGATTGAAATGATTGTTGGCAAATTCTGGATAATTCCCTGAACTAAGTTAGTGATAATTTCAATACCTTTAGAAATGATGTTTGGCATGTTAGCAGATAAACTTTGACCAAAATTATCAACAATCTGTTGCGCATATTGTAAAAGCAAAGGTAAATTTTGAACCAAACCATTGACGACATTTGCAATAAAGTCCATACCTACAGACAATAGTTGTGGTAATGCACTAGCAATCGAACTAACAAATGTACCAATCACTTGAATAGCTGACGCAATCAAACTACCTGCATTAGCACCTACACCTTGAACAAGACTAGAAATCAGTTGAACACCAGCTTGTACAAGCACTGGGAACATGACAGTAAATGCATTAGCGAATTTAGCGATTAAATCAGCACCACTAGCAATCAATGCTGGAATTTGACTAGTAATACCGTTTACCAAGTTCGTGATGATTTGTGGTCCTTTAGTGGTAACTGTAGCTAGTAACTGGTCAATCTGTGCGCCAAATTGGCTATTGATCAAACCAAGACCAGCAACGACTAAACCAAGAATTGCTGCAGGACCAATAACGGCTAATGCCACACTTGCAACTGAAGTAATTCCATTTGCCATAGTGGACATGGCAGATAGCCCCTGACCAGCTGCTTTGCGAAATCCCTCAGCAGTTGCTTTTCCATCATCATCTAGTTTTAACAATCCAGTAGAGATAATCCCAAAAACATTGCCTATAACAGAACCAGAAGTTTGAGCTTCAACAGCAAGTTTTCCCATTGTAGTTCCTAAACTTCCTAAATATTTCAACGCAGGACCAAAGGCGAATGCACCAACTAATCCTGCAATGGCAGGTGTTAGATTACTTACAGCATCCTGTGCTTTAGACATTTGGTCAGCTGTTAACTTAGTACCATTCAAAATATGGTCAAGAGCTGGTTCTAAAGCTGTTAGTGAATCTAAGAATTTTTGCAATCCAGCCGATTCACTAAATTTGCTAACTAACTTATCTAACCACTGAACTAAATCTGTCAAAATTGGTAAAACCGCTGTTCCAATTTTGATTTGTAATGTTTCAAACGAACCACTAAGATATTCAACAGCACCTTTTAAGTTGTTAAGTTTTTCTTTAGCGACATCCGCTGCAGTTACCTTACTAATTGCAGCTTGCATGGCATCTGCACCAGCAGCACCCTCTTTCATAGCTATGTTAGCAGCACGAATGGCGTCAGTACCAAACATTGTCTTAAGAGCGTTCTGTTGTTGCTCAGCAGTCAAACCTTTCAAGCTATCTTGTAAGATTTGTGAGATTTCACTAAATGACTTAAGCTTACCTTCTGCTGTATAGAATTGATTGGCACCATCAGCTGTAATAATTCCCAATTGTTGCATTTGAGCTGCTGCTTTATCAGTTTGTGGCGACAAATTCAAAAGCATTGTTTTAAGAGATGTACCAGCGTCAGAGCCTTTAAGGCCGTTTTGTGCAAAGACTGCAAGAGCGTTAGTTGTATCATTAAATGACATACCAACACCAGAGGCGACTGCTGCAACGGCAGAAAGTCCGTATTTTAATTCGTGGACATCTGTTGCTGAAGCATTCGCTGCACCCGCTAATTGGTTAGCTGCATCAGTAACACTTAAATTATCAGATTTGAAGGCGTTAAGTGCAGTTGAAGCAACTTCCGCCGCTTCCGTCAAACTAAGCTCACCAGCAGTCGCTAAGTTCAACGCACCAGTCAAACCACCATTTAAAATAGAGGCTGTATCAACCCCTGCTTTACTCAACTCAGCAATAGCGTCTGCTGCTTCACTGGCTGAAAATGCAGTATCCGCACCAGCTTTTTGAGCAGCTGCGTTGAATTGCTTCATTGTTTCAGAGCTAGCACCAGTAAGAGCCTTGATGTTGCTCATTTTTTCTTCGAATTCTGCTGCTTTTGAAACTGAACCAACAACCGCAGCCTTAAACCCTTGGAAAACTGCAAATGCCGCACCAAGAGCTGTAACTGTCAAAGTAGTTTTAGTAATACTACTTCCCAGCTCACTCATTTTTGAACTAACACCATTTAGTGCAGTAGTGGCCTTGCTAGATAAATTTGAAAAGCCAGAACCAAGCGAACTAGCCATTTTAGTCGCAACACTTGCAGCTTTACTACTTAAGCTAGTAAGACTACTTCCTACTTTCCCAACAAAAGAATTACTGATTGTATTTGAAGCACTGCTTACTTTTGAGCTAATCGTGCTAAATGCTGAGCTAACCTTGCTAGACGCCGATGTCGCAAAACTAGAAACTGCGCTAGTTGCTTTTGTAAAAGCGTTTTGAATAGGCTGAGGAATTTTATTAGCTATTAAGTTGACACCACTCTGTATAGCTGTTAAAGCGGTATTAAACCCATTTTTTATAGGTTGGGGAATCTTTTCGCCAATTGATGAAGCTATACGCTGAATTTCACCAATAGACAAGTTTAAGCCTGTACTAAATGCTGTTCCTAAGCGTTTACCAAGTGATTCGCCATTGTTTGCCAACTGTGCCATAATTTGACCAACACGTTGAACTAAACGATTAGAATTATTTACAGCCGCATCCTGTGCTTTCTCAAAAGCGCGCTGTGTTGCAGTTGTAATCTTATTCATTGCCGCTTGATAATCAGCAATATCAGCACCGACATAGGCATAAATTGAGCCATCAAATTCTGCCATATAACTCCTCCTTTCTGTGTTATCTGTTCATAAAATGGTCATTGACCTTTTGCAGACGTTCAGCAAGACTACTGTTAGTTGTTTGCTTATTGTCATTTGCATGAAAGGCTTGTTTAACTTTATTTCTATCTTTTTTCTTGCTAAGTTTGTTGGCACTAGCACGTTTAGCGTTCATAGTGTAACGCATTTCCATAGCAAGTTCTGACAGATTTTCGCGAAAATCAATCTGTCTGTAATGAAGCCCCTCTAAAATTGCGTCAAGTTCCCATTTGTTGCAAGAGTAGATTGTTTCTAAGTCTGTTAAACCAAGACGTGCACACTCAGTTAAGATAGCGCGCTTTTCATCTTGCCAATAAGTTTTTCGGTAATTTCGACTTGAAGCGCTTCGCTGTCCTCTTGCGCTTTCATGTATTCTACTGCTGTTTCCAAGTTTTCGATATATTTCAAAATCTTGTTCTTGAAAAAACCAGAGTCAACCATTTCTTGTTGAATTTCTTCAAATAGACTTTCTGTGTCTTCGGCATCATTATCCACTAGCCAATTTTCAATCGCTGTGATAGCATCATCTTCTGAAATAGCTTTACTAAACGCTTTGTTAGCTGACAAAAGAATTAAATCAACAAGTCCCTCATCATTACGATTTAGAATGTTGTTAAACAATGTACCGACACCGTCGTTGTTACTTGCACCAGTGTCTTTATTTTTAGTGGCAAGTTGTTTGTCAACCTTAAACATTGTGCGGTAATCAAACTTAATTTCAATGATTTTATTTTTAACTTTAAATTCCATAAAGTGAGTTATCTCCTAACTAAAAAATAAAGGCTGGATTTAATATCCAACCTTTGACGTGTTATTCGCTTGTTTTGATGTTATCGTAATCGCCAGTTGTTTCACCTGGGTTTTGATAGTTATAAACCTCATCAAGCAAAGCAATTTCTTCGGCAGTCAATGGAAATTTACCATTTTTTAGCTTACCGACAATACTTGCTGTGTAGCTAGTTTCGATAATATCTTCAATACCTTCATTATATTCAATATCACCAATCTTAGCATAGCCAAATTTGGCAGGATAAAAATCTTTTTTAGGTTCACCATCTTGTGTTTTCAATGTTTCATCAACAAGCACACGCCAAATTTTGACTGATTCACCAGTGTCATTCGCTTGTTCAAGCACATCAACTGATGGGTCCTTCGGTGCAAATTTAGTCGTCAACTCAATTTCGTGGCTGGTACTTGTTTTATCAAGTAAAAGCCCTTGTTGTGTTTGTTCGTCTGAATATTCAGCACCAAGTGTCAAACTGCCGTCTGTACGATAAGCTGGTAAGATAGCATTGCTGCCAAGTGCAGCATGAATAGACTGAATGAAATAAAAGACTTTTTTACCTGCTAACGGCTTAGCAGTTGTTACTGTAATTTGTCCTGTCATGTAGTAACTTCTCCTTTAATTAATAAATAGTATCAGATACAGTAATAGAGACGTGGTATACTTCACGTCCTATGCTATCATCTGGAATGATATTAGCTGTTACATTTCGACGTCCTAACGCCCTTAAAGCTTTTGCTTTAACTTCTTCAGCATCAGTTCTGCTTGAGCCATCTAAAAAGATGTCAATATTTACCGTAATATCTTCAATAACAGCCCCTGTTTGTGCTGTTCGTGAAGTATCTGATGAATTAGAGCCAATCACAATAAAAGGCTCTAAAACGTCAGAATTTGGCAAATAAAAATAGATTGGAATAGCTAACACTTCCAATCTATCGTGTAGTTCTTTTAAAAATAAAGTTGATGGTGAATAAGTCGTCATATATCACCTATCTTTCGTATAATTTGCGTAAATTGCTGATTAATTTTGGTCGTTCAGCATCAAGTGCTGGTTTTAAGTATGGCTGTGCTCGCATTTTTCGGGTTCCTTTTTCCACATATATCGCATAATGCTGTGGTGCAGTAACTTTATAGGTTAGATTGCCTGCTTTTGCAGAAAAGATTGTGTTTTTAAGCGCACCAGTATCAACTGGTGCTTTTGTTTTAGCCATTCGTTCAATTCGTTTGCTAGATAGATCTAACTCACGATTTGTAGCTATCCGCGCCTTTTTGCCTTTATTAGCAATCAATCTAACCATCTGGTCAACACCACGAACTTTAAATTTTACACTCAAATGTAAATCACCGTTGAATTTTTGTGGTACTTTTTACCCTGTATTTTGCGCTTTTTACCGTTATAGATGACTTCAGAAAATCCGTCATAGTGTCCTTGCAAATGTAATTTAAAACTATCAAGATTGTATGTTCCAAAGATGCCAATTTGTTCTGCGTTGGTTAAATTATCTTCTTGGCAAGGAATTGGTTCAGATTGTTTCTTGACGACTTTGTCACCTAAAAAATCGGTTCCTGTCGTTTCAGTGATTAAAATAACGCGTTCGTTATATATCATATAAATCTTGTAATTCCTTTCGCTTGATAATTTCGACCAACTGCGGCACTTTTCAATGTGGTTTCATACTCATCTAAATACTTATCCCAGTTAAATGAACGACCTTCTTCGCTATCAGCACTAGCACCCTCTGAATTCAAACGATTGTAGCGTTTAATAGCTACATCTCGAATGATGAAAGTTAAACGGTTTGGAACTTCTGTTAACTCGTCTTCGCTAAATTCATTGAGCTTAGCCAGAACACGGTCAACACTTTCATTGATTGCTAGTTCAATCAACTTATCCTGCGTTGTATCTTTATCAGAAATTCCTTTAAATAATTTAACTTCCTCTAAAATCAACGCTTTGTCCATAATCTAGGTTATCCTCCTACCGTTGGTGTCGAAACAGCTGGTACCTCGATTGTAGCCTCAATAACACCTTTAGGAATTTCAGCGAACAATTTAAGAGCGCCGAAAAATACTGACTCATATGTAAGGTTATTAAGACTACGGTCACGACCTGAAGCAATCAAACCAGTTTCGTCAGTATAATCGGCAAACATACCACCGAGGTCTGAACTGTTCACGTCCAGGTAAGCAAGTACAAGGTTTTCCACTGCTGTTGAATATACTTTACCTTGCGGCACGTTTGGCAATACAATAACGTTTTGCATGCCTAAAAAGTTCTTAAGCAATGTCATACCAAAAACGTTAGAACCGTCTGCACCGACCGCTTTATCGCCAAGGTAATCAGCTACGTCAAGTGAGCTTACGAATGATACAATTGGGGCACCGTCAAATTCTGAAAATGTTTGTAGTTTACCCCAAGATTGAGCTAATGCACCTTGAAGACCTGTTCCTTTAACTTTCGTGGGATCTGTTTTAAGGAAAGTAAAGAAATTAGTTTTGATACCATTTTGGATTTCGCGCATAACACGTTGGTCCGCTTTGTCAATTGCTAGTGACGCACCATGACGCGCAATAGCTTCAGCAGAAACAGCACGACGTTTTTTGAACCATTCAACTTGATATTCTTTATCTAGTGCACGAGTCACTTTAGAAAGCGGAATAGTTTCACCTTCACCAACATTAGTGTTGTTGATGTCTGTTTCCCATTTGTAAGTACGAATTTTCATATCAGCTGACAACGGTTCTTTACGTGTCACACCGAGTAATTTCAAAAGTTCAGAGATGTTAGTACTAAATTTGTTAACGAAATCAATTGATTTAATTTCGCCCAAATCGTTCATAACGGTTAATTTTTCTTCAGCCATAAATTAGCCCTTTCTAAATAATTCTAAGTTTTCTGCAATGAGCTTCTGACGTTCATTTACGTCTTTAACAGCCATGATTTCAGCTTTACTCATTGCACCTGCTGTTGCACCACGACGTGGCTTATCTTGCGTTAGACGCTCATTCACGCGCTTTTCAACAGCTTCATCAAATACCTTTCGAACACTTGCAATGTTGTCTTTAACAGCTTCTGCAGTATCTGCCATGACCACATCAAGAAATTCAATTGGTAAACCTTCATCTGACAAAAGACTTCGTGTTTCAATGCGTAGTTCTTTAACTGCGATTGCTTTTTCACGAGCTTCAATGTCAGCTAAGCGCTTAGCTTCTTCCTCTTTAGCACGTTCATCTTTTGTCATTTTCGCTAAACGTTCACCCTCTGATTGCGCCTGCTTAATTTTGTCTTCAGCTTCTTTTTCAGCATTAGCCACAGCACGTTGAACACGTTCTTGTACAATGTGGTTAAGCTCAGCTTGAGTGAATGTTTTGTCCGCTTCGGTAGTTTCTGGATTGTCGACTGTTTCCGTTTCAACTACTTCAGCGTTAGTTTCTTCTGCCATGTTGGCTACCTCCGTTTTAAGTCTGTAGTTAGACTGATAACCTTCACCTTTTAACGTCATGAGTAGTTTTGGACAAAATAAAAAGCCGTATTACACGACTTAAAATATCTTTATTTTTTTAATTCTTTAACAAAGCTTTTTACTGCAATAGCAATAAAACCACAAATAATCACTAAGGCTAATAAGCCTAGTGCATTTAATATCAACCACAAAATTAACATTTTTTCTCCTTTTTTAGGCACAAAAAAGCGCCTAGACAACTCTAAGCGCAAATAGTAATAAGATAGGCGGGACTGTCGAGGCTCCCGCATTTCTGGCCCGCTAGCTAAGCGGCGTGTTGGTGACAGATTCTCAACCTCTACCTTTTCTCACCTACATTATACTATTCTTTGCTTTTTTCGTAAAGTATTTCGTTGTTTTTCCTATTTTTCTTCTCTTGTCTAATACCCACTTTGTTAAAATGAATCATCATCATTGCATCACGAGGGATAATAACTGCTTCCATCACTAAACGATCTTTATTAGGGATTTTAGCATAAAGAAGAAGTGAGCCTTCCACCCTTGAAGAATTATCAAGGGCTAAATAAGGCTTTTTAATTACATCTTCAATCAATTTAAATTCATCTAAAGTATACTGTTGACCATGAGACTTCAATGATGAAGATAAACTATTTGCGTCTATATAAACATTATTAAATGCCGTATATTGACTAATTTTAGGCGATAAAATACCTATGTCATACCTATCTTGCAGCCTATTTCTTATTTGATCTCTATCTACCACGCCTTGAGAAATTTCGTCCCAAATTTTTGATACATCTTCAAATAAGTTATCTACATTTGCTTTTCCAATATTTCTTAACGATTGTTCGTCTAGCTCACCTTCATCAGGAATAACAGCAGACCGACAATTGTAATGAAATGGCGGTGCAGTGACACCAGTTTCAAACTCATCAATGCGATAACACTTATCTTCGCTGTGAATGTTCTTACAAATCTGTGATGTCCTGTTATCCATTTGCACAGATATGCGATAAAATTCCAAACCAGATTCTTCATAACGTTTAATGGCTGAACGATTGACAATCGCCGTACCATCAGTCCTAATAAGTGTTTGCGCTCGTGAACGTGCTACATTGTACTTCTTAGCAAGTTCACCAGCCATACTACGAACATCATCACCACGAATAAAACCGCGTTTTAAAACGTCTCTTAAGTCTCTGGCTAAATCATCTGTATTGCCCCAAATTTGCTGTGAGTAGTTGCGACCATTGAAAGGTGTATTGATAAGTTCTTTCAATGCTGGCTCATTTAAAGCACCGCTATTACCACCCATAGCTTTCTTATAAGCATATTTAGCGGTTGACTTCAAATAGTTTTCAAACGACTTTTCAATAATGCCTTGCATGAGACCAATTTTATAGGTCATTTCAAGATTCAATGCATCAAATCGTGTCACTTTCGAACTAACATATTGTTCGTTAAGTCGTTTAAGCAATTCTGGGTCTTTTTTAGCCTGCTCACGATACTTCTTAGCGTTCGCTTGATAATCTGATAGGTCGACACCTCTAAGGCGTTGTAGAGCGTCAGAATAGCTCATTTTGTTATCGTCAGCATATTTCGTTACAAATGCAAATAAATCACGTTGAATTTGTGCTGACTCGTCTGCATAAATCTTTTGCAATTTAGCGAACATGTCAATATCTGTATCGTCAACATAACGCATGATATCATTGCTACGCTTTTGCCAGTAATCATTGTGCTTCTTGCTCATCAGCAGTCACCTCACCAATTCTTGGCTCTGGTTCTTGTGGTTCTTCAGACTTCAGACGTTTCATTTCATCTTCTGCATCAATACCAGTTACTTGTTCTAATAACTCGTAAACTGTCTGGTCACTAACTACACCAAACAGCGACTTAGCAATATTTGCTAGTTCCGTTTCGTTTTGTGGCAAGTTAGGACTGAAGATAATAGCAGTTTGATTGATAGCTCGATAATTCGTTGCTTCATTGCCTTTAACTTCCCAGATGTTGACCGCTAAACGCAAACGTCGCATAAGTCCTTTTTTGAACAAGCGTTCTTGTTTGCTGCGATAGTTATCAGACGCCATCAGCTTATATTTCATGGATTCACCAGACTGGATACCGCTAAAGTTATTGTCAAGAATATCAGGCGTGAATGTGAAACGTAAAATATCGTTAACTAGACGTTGCTTGTATGCCTCAGCACCAGCTGAGTCGTACTGCTTAACCAAATATTTAGCATCTGGCTGTGAACCACCAGGATTAGGATTGTCATCAAGCACGGCAATCTGTGCTTTTTTAAAGCCAAGTGCCACACCTAAACGACCGTTAGGATTAACACTACCATCTTCAAGATAATCGTTATCATCCGAACCAGTATAAGGATTACCAGTGATTAGTAAAATAGCGTCATTACTATTTTGTTGGAAATTAGCTAGCTCGGATTGTGACAAGTCGTATGCGTCAATATCATCAAGAACCGATTCATAAGCACCTGTGCGGTCCTCATTGTTTTTGAATTCATTAATCGGAACACCTTTTAGATAATGTTCTATTTCATCAACTAGATGAAGGCCAAACGTGTCTTGATTGTCGTCAATATACGTATAGATTGTACTATCAGAATACACGCGCACTACTGTTTTACGATGACCACCGCCATAATCGACTTCGTAATAGTTGACACCCAACAACGATTTTTGTTGGTATGTATCGTCGTAGATTACAAACGTTTGTTCAGGTGCTAAATGATACAGTTTTAAAATAACACCGCCGTTTTCATCCTCTTCAGGATTTAGCAGTTCGTAAGCGCGTCCATAAATAGACAAGTCAGTCTTAATCAAGATATTATGATAAGCTTCGTTTGTCTGTTCAGAAAACGTATCAATCAATTCTTGGAGCGTTTTATCCTCGTTTGTATACTTAACAGGATTGCCAAGCATGTAGCCTTGCTCAAACACTGTAATGTACTTAGCAAAGTCGCTTGAAATACGATTATCGGCCGCAAATTCGTCCGTTTTATCAGGACGATATTTGATGTTATTATCACCTAGATAATAACGTTTAAGCTCTTCCAAACGCGCAATCTGTAACTTATGTGTGTTGATGTATTGTTTTAATTGTTCAATCCATTTTTGAGACGCAAAATCAATAGCTTCATAGTCTTCCGTCAGCATGATAATTTGGTCGTTACTGTGTGAATTAAACCTGGTTTTAGATAAGAATTTTGCCATGTTTTACCTCAAAATAAATAACTTGCTTTCTTCGTTTTCTCTCTCGTGTTGCTGTTTGCTCTCATATCATCAGCAAATGCATACCTTGTTGCGTCAATCGTGTGGTTATCCTTATCCTCTAGTCGTGGTTTAGGATTACCGTCACGGTCGACTTGATAGTCAATATTTTCAAATTCTCGTGCAATGTTCGGTGTGCGTTTTGGGTCAATACAAATGAAATCTAAATCATCAAGCCAACGTTCACCAAATTCAACCGAATCAGGAACTTTTTTAACGCCGTACACGTTCGGTAAATTAAAATCGCCATGCAGTTCCGCAATAGACTTAGGTTCAGCACTATCTGCGCCGATTCGGTCTGATTGATAACCTCGCGACTTAATCCAATTAGCTGCCTGACGGTTGCTGATTTTCTGACCATAGAATTCATCAATTGCGTAAATGCCATTGTGTTTCTTGTCATAATGCCAACGAACGAATGCCAGCGGGTCAGTAGCATAACCAAAGTCTAGACCGTTTCGGATATTATCAAAGTTGGTTATCAAATCATCTGGTATTGTTTCAAAACGTAAGTTGTCAAACGGAACAACTCCAGAACCGATTGCCTCGCCAAGATATTCCCAGCGATAACGCCGCTCATCCCTAGCTTTTGTGGCTTCAGCCTCTTCGATGAATTCCTTAGCGATGTATGGATTATCAAGATAAGTCGAATGATGAACAAATGTATTAGCTGGTTGAAACTGCGTTCCATATTTCTTGTTAACCCATGACTGTTTTCGTTTCGGCGGGTTGTATGTGTAGAAAAACTTATAAAAAAGACCACTACCGAGCTCACCACGTAAAAGTGAGTTAGTAATAGTCTTGACTTCATCTTCAGTTTTAAACTCAGCTAATTCTTCAATCCAACCGATGGCAAACGGAAACTGACTATCTTTCAGTGACTTAATGCGTTCTGGATACTGTGCACCACGAAAGACAATATAATTCCCTCGTAGCAAGTATGTAATGCGCAATGGTGATTTATTGAACTTAAACAAGTGTGTCACTTGCTGCTCACTAATTGCCCATTTCAACTGCTCATAAACTGATTGTTCAAGTGTGTTATCTGTCTTACGAATACACACAGCGTTAACAGCATAGCGCATAATCAGCTGGATAATGATATGTGCCACGTCTGATGACTTACCAGAACCACGTCCGCCTTCGCACACAACGTGTAAAATGTTTTGATTGAGACTAGCACGCCACACGCTATGAAATTTAGGCGGTATCAAACTTGAAAGTTTAACTGATGTCATCTTCAAACACCACCTGCTCAACAGTTGCATCTAACTCAACCTTATCAGTAAACAACCTATAACGCTTACCAAGCAACTCAGCTGCCTTAGTACGTGCTTGAACTGGCGGAACAGCGTTAACGACTTTCTGTGTACCCTCACCGTCTAAAACAAGTAAAGGCTCAGTCTTTTCGCCACGCATGACCGACGTCAAGTATTCCAAGACCTCTTGTTGGTCCGCTACTTTTTGAGATTGCAACTCTGCTAGTTTTTCATCAATGTAAGATTTCACACTCACATTTTCCAACAATTTTACTACATTTCCTTTAGCATAATTTTCTGAATAACCAGCGGCTATAGCCGATTGATAAGCATTTCCAGAGATGATGTACTCATCTGCAAAACGTTGCTGTTTTAAAGTTAATTTAGTGATTTTCCATCACCTCCAATCTAAAATAAAAAGCCACACAAACGTGTGACTGTAACAGGAATAGCAAGAATTGAACTTGCATCTCTAGATTAAAAATCTAGCGTACTAACTATTTATACTATATTCCTACTGCTTATCCAAAAGGTTGCACAAACAAGCATAATACACTCAACCTGAATCGTGTATCGTTTTTTAGGCATCTGTCACAAGATGTTTAACCCTTTACCATTTCTTTTCAACTCTAGCCATTGTGACCTGACCTGTTGCGGACCCATTCGAAACAACACAGCTCTAAAATCTCAAGAAACCTCGTCCTTATCTTAAACATTTGATGATACCATAATATAACATTTTTCGTGCGACAAATAGGGGCAAAAGTCGCAACTTTTAACAAAAGCCATAAAAATCAGCAAAAATTTCTAAAATTCGTTGACGTCTGCGGTAAATCGTGCTTCGGTCATATGCCATTTTATCTGCAATTTCTTCCCAGGTATTCACGCTACCACGAGACCAACGTAACCAAAAGATTTTCGTCATATCAGCATCCAAAACGTTTAACGTGCTTTCAACTGCATATTTCTGCGCGTATAAGCTATTTAAACGCTGGTCGCTGTCCCATTTAGCAATCATGCTTTCGGTTGGTTTAGACACAACATTAGAACGCCCACCACCCACATTTTCATCTGTATTTGGTACGTCAACAATTTCTAACTTACGCACTGCAATCTTATGGTCAATGCTCACGTAATCAAATAATAACTCATCAAGTGCTTTTAATTGTGAATTGCTCAATTTTCCCACTACTTCACAGCTCCTTTATGATATAATATAAATGTCATTTATATATATCTTAGGTCCTTGCGTGTGCAGGGGCTTTTTTGTGTTTCCACAAAATGGGCAGGCGCACGACCCAAGCATTGAATTCCCACAAGGAAAGTAGCGCCTTGCATAATCACGAACGACTGATAATTCGCTTTAGAATGTGCATAGAAAGAATTTTAAGGAATACCTCGTTTCTAAAATATTTCAGTCTGTTTTGCTAGCAAGTAACCCGATGAACTTTGCTAGCTATATACTAATTTGTTTTGTGAGAAGAAGTGTGTTAACACCTCTATTCCGTTTTAAAATATTTCGGGTTATACCCACGCAAGGATTCGAACCTTGCTAGATACCAAAAGTGGGCTATGCTTCTAAATCGATATTTTCAATTTCAGCACGTACTTCTAAAATATTAAGATAAGCTTTCATTCTAGTTCAATAACTACATGAAGCCAAACACCAAACTCATTTCCGTCAATGCTTACTTCAACACCGTTTACATAATCACCATAAAAATCATCAAGGTCAATATTATCAAGATTGTATCTTGTACCTTCTTTTTCAAGAAGAATTGTAGCATCGTTTCCTTCGCAATCACAAAAGGCATGATTGTCTAAATAATCTTCAATAGTTACGTTCATTCTCTTCCTCCCCAATTATCGGCATAATACACAATTACTTGATTTTCTTCTAAGAGTTTAATTTGCGCCTTAGCATCTTCAAGTTCAGCTTTTAAAACTATCATTTCGGACTTGCTTTCATGCCTGCCAACATCATAGCCAACAGCAATACACATAAACGCTGCAAGCATGACAATTAATCCAATCACTAAATCTTCATTTTTCATGTTTCAACCTTTCTCACTTTAAAGCTGTATAAGCGTTTGGTACGATACTGCCATTTGAGGTTATTCACTTTTTCAAGTGCTTCTTCGTAGGTGCCAAAGCGATACGTCTCATCAACCATATTGTCAAAATACAACACTACCTCATACATTGCCTACTCCTTTCGCTTGTTTGTCTAGCCAGTCCCAGATTAAGTGAAATTGACCATTGACTAGCTCATCATTGCCGTACTTTTCACAGATAGCCACAATAGACTGGTTCGCCCATTCCCAGTATTCAAGTGTTCCAAAACCGACTTCTTGTGATTTCATATTGCTAGCCATCATCCATGCTGTGACTTCATTTTGAAAGAAATCAATATAATCAATCTTCATAAGCTTTCCAACCTCACGTATATTCCAACCGTATCAGCCCAAAACTTTTCGATTATCTCACTAGCCACTCTTGAATCATTGACATAGAATCCAGTTCTTTCCATACAATCTTTTAGCAGCTTAACAAGATTATCTGTATCTGGTTTTGTATGCTTGTACTGACCGTTAGCTGTCCCTTTGACTTTTGGGAACAGCCATTTAGTGGTCAATCTCAACGGACCGTCCATAGGTTCATTAGGTGCATATGGTGCTAACAATTCCATGAACATTGCCCGCGTTTCCATTAGTTGGTCTGGCTCATAGAATTGTGGCTTACCATGTATAACACGAACTTTCTTTTGCTGGTGAGTAACTGTTGGAATTTTCTTCATTGGGATAAAGAATTCAATCATCAAGTGACACACCTTCAATTTCAGCACGCTGTTTTAAAATACTAAGATATACTTTCATTACATGAAACTGGCTATCAAGTAACTCAAATGGACAAGAGGGTTCAAAATCCAAATCATTAAATAACCATCTGTCAAGCATAATCCCTAGTTTATCAGTACGTTCTTTTAGTTCTCTATATTCGTTTACCATTCGTTGGTTATAAGCTTCCATTTTTTACACCTCATTTTTTCTACTTTTGATTTTACGACTGCTTTTGGTCATTCGCAGTCACGCGCTTGTCGAAAGTTGGTACGAGATGATTTGGGCGTAGCTCAGTCGCCCAATCTCTCGTAACATTCGACTTTCACACATGCGAATCCAAAACACTCCCCAAACTTGGGGTTTTCCCCGTGCTGTAGCTCACTTTTTTAATAAAAAACTGCTTAAAAGTGATTTTATTACACGACATACATATATTACAGAAAACTGATTTTTCTACACGACATATATTAGTGCTATAGCATGCTATAGCTTAATAAAAAACTGCTTAAAAGTGATTTTTTTACATAGCACTTTTATATTAAAGTGTGTAGATTTTTTCGCTAATTTATTTTGATGATATTTCCATTTTTTAGAACAAAATCATCATGCTCTCTGACATATTTTTCGACAGTTCGTACTTTTATACCTGTCAAATTAGCAATGTCTTCTTTGGTGACTGGACCATCTGGGTTAAAATCTTTTTGAGTATTATATGCATCCTCTAATATTTGATTACGTTCTTCAAGGTTTTGCTCAGCTGACTTACGACCTTCACGAGCTTTTTTAGCAGCTTTTTGCCAGTTCGGCTTGTCATCTTCCAACTGAATATCCGCAAGAACACCTGTCGTATCCACATCATGCACTGGATAAGTAAACCACATATTGACTGGTGGGAATTTCGCAAATTCTCGAAGCGTACCTTCGACACGCCATGCAGTGGCGATCTTGATAGATTCTTCTACTTGTTGGATTTCGTGCAAGTATGGCTTTCTAACCATGATGTCGTCTAACGCTTTATCAAAGTGTTTAGACATCTGTGCGACACTTTGCAAGTCATCAAGTGTGATTTCATGCTGGTAATAGTCTAGGTTCTTTTCTTGGATAGCACGTTTAAAGACGTCACATTTCGCTTTGTCAGTACGCTGTTTAATCAGATTGTCGTTTAGTTCAAGTTCGACTAAGTCAATTAGTGCATCTGGGTCACGAGCGAATACTCCTGAACCGCTGGCACGGTCCATTGATTTCTTGCCACCTTGAGCACCTTTTGAATGGTGGTGACAGTAAATCACACTACAGCCTAACTCAGTAGCTACCTTATCAAACTGGTTAGTAAAGTGCGCCATTTGGTCTGCGCTGTTCTCATCCCCAGTCAGCACCTTATAAATCGGGTCAATGATGACCGCTTGATAATTTTTCTTAAGTGAACGTCTGATCAGCTTAGGTGCTAACTTATCCATTGGCACAGTCTTACCACGAAGATTCCAGACGTCAATGTTTTGGACGTTGTTTGCTTGAAGTCCCATAGCGTCGTACACGTCTTTAAAACGGTGTAGCGCTGACGGTCTATCAAGTTCCAGATTGACATATAAGACGCGTCCTTGCTCACATTGCCAACCTAACCACTTGCTACCTTCTGCAATCGCAATCGATAACTCAATCAAGGCGAATGATTTTCCAGCTTTGGAAGGACCAGCGATAAGCATCTTATGTCCTTGACGCAACACGCCGTGAATCAATTCTGGTGCTAAGTCTGGCATGTCGTTCCAGCTGTCTAACAGCCCTTCTGGGTCTGGTAAGTCATCGTTTAAATCTTCGACCCATTGGTACCATTCGTCATAATTGGCTTTACCAATGTTGGTGTCAATCAAAAATTGTTTGTGTCCGTTACGTGTGACACCTGGCATGCGTGATAGACGGCTAGGATTGCGGTTCTGCGTATCAATATCAAGACCGTTCTTCTTGCAGATTTGGTAAATATAGTCGACACGTTTACGGTATTCTTGATAATCACGCGCATCTACTTTCACGACTGCATGTAATGATTTTTTACCAGAATGAACGAGTGTTGCAATTGGTAGTTCAAGCTCTTTAAACAGCGCATATTGCTTACCAATGTCTAATGTATCTGATTCGACTAGCGCATAGCGATAATCTGTGACGTTGTCGTTCTTAACGCCTTTCCCGTCAAGTGGATTGAAACGAATCCACGCCCCGGCTTCTTCCTTATAATCACCAAAGACAGCGCCAATGTCATCAGGCGTTTTTTGCAACAACTGGATAAGCTCACCAGCTGTCCTGTCAAAATTCCCTTGTGTTGGCTTATAAATCGTGCCATTGTCTGTTTCGATTGGATATGTCGCAGTCACGTAGCCAACCAAATCCGTTGAGTCAAACAAGGTTTCTAGATATCTAATCAAATCTTGTGCAGGTTGCCAATTTAGCGGCTCTCTGATTTCTTTAGACTCAACCCAGTTCTTATCGACGATTTGATAGTCACGGTCAATGGTATCTTCCCAATCAAGCTCATGGAAATCACCACGACCACTTGACGCAGGTTGCCAGCCATTATCCTTTGCTAGCTGCGTGATAGTAGCTCCTGTTACGACACTACCTGCTTCTTCGTTGAAAGTATCCCATTTTTTGAAACACTCTCCACGTTTATAACGTGTATCAGCTTGTGACCAGTTATTCCAGTCCATAGCTGTGTAGCCTTCATGTTTAAGTGCAAAACCAACATTTACCCAGTCTTGATAAGACAACGTTGACGGGTCTATATAATCTAGTAAAGGTAATAAATCAAAGTTTTTATCTAGCATTTCTCTCCTTTGCTTTATTTGCGATTTTTTCAATCGTCCAACCTAATTTCAATTGATTAACGATTGTCCAATACGGAACATGTAAATAATCTGCGAATTGTGAGTATGTAAAGCTTTTACCTTTATACTCAAGATAGCTATTATTTGTTTTATTATTTTGTTGTTCTTTTATGGTTGCCCAACGACAATTATTTGGTGAATATTTTTTATTTGGATCAGTCCTATCAATCGTAAGATTATCGGCATAACCATTCGATAAAGCCCAATTTCTAAAAACTATAAACTCACGCCATTCTTTACAAATCGTAATTCCACGACCGCCATAATATTTATAATTATCACTATCTTTCTTATAGCAACGTCTAAACATTCCACGCCAAATCTTATATAGTCGTGTCCCAGCGTATCCTTGAGCTACATCACTTTTTCTTGCACAACCACAAGACTTAGTATAACCGCTTCTTAATTTGCTACCGATAACAATTGTTGTATTTCCGCAATCACAAAGGCAATTCCAACGAGCGTTGCCACTCTTAGAATTATCTTTATTACGACTAATGACAGTTAATTTCCCAAATCGTTGCCCTATCAAATCCTTAAGTTGACATCTTTCGCTCATTGAAAATTCCCCCTATTCTGGTTTAAATTCCGCTGGTCGAATACCACGAGGAACACGCCAACCGTTTGCAGCAATACGATTGATTAGGCTACTTGCGCTGTCAAATGTCCACATACCAACATTTTTAAAACCGTAACGTTCCAGTAAACGAATTTGTTTAGGCGTTGTTAACCCTTCTGTTTGACGTTTTTTAAGTCGGTCTAACAGCTTACTAGCCTTACCAAAATTACCAATATCATCTGTAAAGATACCGAACTTCTCTAACGCTTTAAGTTGTTTATCAGTCGGTGGTGACATTTCTATTCCAAAGGCAGGCACATAATCTGCCAAGTCATCAGCTTGGATAGACATTTCAAATTGCAATGGGTCAACTAAGCGACGTTTACGCTTACGCATTTCTGACAATTGTTTTGCAAGTGCTTCTTCACGTTCAGCCACAACGTCCTTGCTGGCTGTTTCTTCGGCTTCTAGCAATTCGAATTGTTGGTTAGTCTGTTCAGTCATGTCCTCAACCATCTTCTTGGCTACTTCTGGACTATCTGTGATTAGATGTGCTGGTCGGCATAGTTCGTGGCGTTCTGTATGCCAAAGGAAATCCAGAATCAACAAATTCTCTTTACCTTCTGCTAAGCGCGTGCCACGTCCTACCATTTGACTATACAGCGCTCTAACCTTTGTCGGTCTAAGCACCACAACGCAGTCAACGCTCGGACAATCCCAGCCTTCAGTCAGTAACATTGAATTACACAAAACATTGTATTTGCCTTTATCAAAATCTTCTAAGACCTCTGCACGGTCTTCAGACTCGCCGTTAACTTCAGCAGCTTTAAAGCCCTTCTTGTTTAAAATGTCGCGGAATTTCTTAGACGTCTTTACCAATGGTAAGAATACAACTGTTTTCCTGTCTGAACATTGCTTAACCATTTCATCTGCGATTTGTTCCAAATATGGGTCTAAGGCTGTGCCAACTTCGCTAGCCTTGAAATCACCAGCTTGTTGACTAACACTTGATAAATCCAACGTCAACGGGATAGTAACTGCTGTAATCTTTGATAAATAGCCAGATTTGATTGCGTCAACAATCGAATATTCATAAGCGAGACTATCGAAATATTCGCCTAGATTGCGACGATCAGATCTGTCAGCTGTAGCTGTAACTCCCAATACATCTGCGCAATCAAAGTAATTCATTACTTTTTGGTAACCATCAGCTAAAATATGGTGCGCTTCGTCTACAATAATGACATCCCAATAATCTTTTGGAAATTGTTCAAGTCGTTTATCTCTTTGAAGCGTTTGGACACTACCAACAGTTACACGATACCATGACCCTTGCGAAGTTTGCTCAGCTTTTTCGACCGAGGCACCAAGCCCAGTAACTTTTTTTAATTTATCTGCTGCTTGTTCTAGCAATTCCGAGCGGTGAGCTAAAATAAGAACACGTTTTCCTTGCCTAACCAATTCCTCGGTTAACTTAGTAAAGACTACGGTTTTCCCACACCCTGTTGGCAAAACTAATAACGTTCTTTTATGACCTTGCTCCCATTCTGACAAAATAGAGTCAATACTTTCTTGCTGATAGCTTCGTAATTCCATTTCACCAACTCCTTTGAGGTGTGTTGACGATTCTATCAATCGTCCAACCTCGCTCTACTCTGTGCTGTAATGCTGCATAAGATACCCCTAGCTTTCTGGCAAGTTCTGCCATTGTATAAGTTTTGCCTTCAAATGTAATCAAATGATTTTTACGAGTGTTGTTTGCTTGAATATAGTTATCTACCCACCTGCAATTAGAGGGTTCATAATTACCATTAACATCAATGCGGTCAATCGATAAGTTGTCGGCATATCCGTGTGATAATGACCATTCTCTGAATTTTGAATAATCCTGCCATTCGCCACAAATCTTTACCCCTCTATCACCATATCTTGCAAAATCTGGACGATTAGGATTATTACATCTTTGACGCATATTAAGCCATGTTTGGTATAAACGCTCCTTGTGTGAAAATCCATGTTTTACTTTTTTACATCCACAACTTACTGTGTGACCAGATAGTAAGGAATCTGATTTAACATGAATAGTTTTTCCGCATTTGCACTCGCAGACAAACTTAACAACAGGCTTACGACCGTTCCCAACATCTTCGGAACGGCGTAATACCTTTAGAAAACCAAAAGTCTGACCAGTTAAATCATTCTTTAATTTTCTTGTTTTCATTGTTAGCTACCTCTTAAAATTGCCCAGCTTGGAATCCTGCAGCTTGTTGAGGCGCTTGTGGTTGTTGTGGGTATTGTTGAGGTGCTGCTTGTTGCATTGGTTGTTGATATGTAGGTTGCTGTGGTTGACTTTGCACATTCGCATTCAACACTTTTGTCCAATCAACATCGTCAGCGTAAATCATGGCTCTAATATTGTCGTATTCGCGGTCAGCATATTGCCCAGTACCTTTACGTTTGTTGATACGGCAAACACCTTTAGCACCGATAACGCTATTCCAATTCATACGAAGTGGTTCACCGTGTTTCTTTTGACCGATAGCACCAAAGAATGCTGACAACATACCTTCAGTTGATGTATGCAAGAATAAGTTGTGTGTTAATTGTGCTTCACCTTCAGCGGTTTCAATCACAATAGTGACAGTTGCTTTGTTGCAAGCTGGCAGTTTCCCTGGATTTTGAGGGTTTGGCGTGTGACGTCCACGTTCAAGATTTGTTACTGTGAATTGGTAGTCACCAGGTGCAAGCTGTACGAATTCTTTGGCGTCTGTGGTAATTTCATCATCCCAACCGAGTTCGTGGTCAAAGTTATTGTTAAATTGTGTCATGTTGATTTCTCCTTTTTGATTAAGCTAAAATTGTAATATTGCTTTGTTCTGCAAGTTGTGCTTTCAAGTAGTTAGCAACGTTGTTGATTGCTTCTAAGCGCCATTTGCCGCCGTCTGCGCTAAATAGTGCCATTTCTGCGTTTTTATCGATACGAAATACAAATTGGCTAGCTGGTTGTTCCACCTCTGCAAATGTGCGGTATGGACGTAGCATGACTGGGTTTGGTGCTTTAGCTTTTGCTAAGTTAGCTACTCCAGTTTTAACAGTCGTTGTTTGGCTAACACCGTTATCAACAATTTCTGAACCATTGTCAATTTTAAGCGCGCTTGCAAAATTCAAAACAACGTCACGGTCATCTGTATCCTCAAATTTCGATTGTAGGTAAACGTTGAAGTCAGTTGATGACATGTAGTAACCGTATTGAATACTTGGGATACGTGCTTCAACGCTAACAAGACGTGTACGTACTGCTTTTTCATCATCTTCAGTATAGACAGACACTTGAGTTGGACTTTCCACAATAACCATTAAACGTTGATAGCTAGTGTTGTTAAGTCCTGATTTAAGGTAGTCGACTAAACTATCAAGCGTGCATAATTCAAGTACATCTGGATAAAGTTTCGGTTCAAGCTCAACAAGATTAGCTTTTGAGTCATCATAGTAGTGTTTGTCATCAACTGTGATGATTTTTTCTTCACGGCTTGCTAACTCAACGCCGTATGCAATAGCTTCTTTAATGTTTTCTGACATAATTAATTACCTGCTTTCTGTTTATTGAAATCAATGACATCTTCATTAATGCCTTTTTCTAGCGCTTCGATTGGTTCGCCAATGTCAGTGCGCAAAACTGCTTCATTATCAAAGTAAGTTTGACCAGGCATGCTACTAAGTAACTCATTAGCATAGACTTTACCGTCTTTCTGACCAACAAGAACTGTCGTAGCTGTTCCTTTTTGAGGTGCTAGTGTTGATTTCACTTCCATTGCTGTGCTAACCGTTTGACGACTTTCGTCAGCTTTCATTGTGAGCGTAATCGTTAACTTACGCGCTGGTTTGCTTTCGGTGTTAGGATCAAGAATGTTGTCAAAGATTTTTTCAAGTTCTTTATCTACCTTTTCTTGTAAGCTACCCTCACCAATAGCTGACAAATCTAATTTAATTGTTTTTTCCATTGTGATTCCTTTCTAAAATGGCAAGATACGATTGTCTTTAATCATGCTAAACACTTGGTCCCAAGCGCCAATAAGAACACCGTCGATAAAGCCTGGGTCGTACATGATAACTGGCGTGTCTTCTGGATAGTAACCCTTTTGAGCGACTGCCTTTTGGACTTCAAGCTCTGTGACTTGATTTTGTATCATCAAATCACGCAGAGCCTGTGGCAAGGCTAAATTAGGCTCTTGGTAAGGTTGACGTTCTGGCGCAGGCTGCGTTAAGCTTTCAGGCGCTTGTGACGGTTGCTGTGACGTTTCTTGTGCCTGTGGTTGAACCTGTGGCGCTGGTTCGGCAGTTGGTGTTTGTTCCTGTGTTGGTGCTTGTGGAGCAAGTTCAGGCGCTGTTTGTTGCGGTTGAGGTGTAGGCTGTGGTTGCGCTTGATTAAAGATATGTGCAATACCTGCATAGTCAAACGGCATTTCCTCTGGTAAACCGTGACGGTTTTTAGCATCCCAAGCTGGATGATGTTGCGTGTACAGAACACGTTGTCCACCAGTAGCTTTTTTCTTTTTGTTATCAGCAGTCATTACGACTGTTTTATAATTTGCAAACAAAACCATATCAGCCCATTCTTTAACGAGTGGTGCAGTTTGTGAACTTGTCTTTTTGCCAAGTTTCAATTCCCAACGGTCATAAGAACCCATTTCATCAGGCTGTTCAAATTTACGGATTTGAGCATGTGCTGTTAACACGATATTGATACCTAAGTCTACAAGTTCTGATAAACTGTTCAAAAAACGTCCTAATTCTTCTTTGACGTAAACATAACCGTTACCATAGCCAAAATCTTCAATACCTTTTTTCTGATGCAGTGCGCAGATATCATCTACTATTAAGCTTTCTGCCCAGTCGATTGTGTCAATAACAAGCGTCTTACAAACAGTTGGATTAGCTTTCACCCAAGCAATTTCATTTTTTAGCATGGTGTAACTTGATGGCTTATCCAAGCGTGAGACGTCCATGTTATCTGTTGAACCTTCCGTGTCAATAAATAGCGGTTCTGGAAATTGTGCCGCAAAGGTTGACTTACCAATACCTTCAGGACCATAAACGACTACTTTTTGAGCTCGTGCGCGTTTTCCTTTTGTAATTTGCATTAATCGTCACCTCCGAAAATATCATCAAGTGCATCAAATAGCATTTTAGCCTTGCTTTGATTGTCAACCTTAATTTCTTCTGGTTCTTCACCATCTAGCGTCGTGAGTGTATATTCAGTTTCAACTTTTAGCGGTTCTGCTTCAAATGCTTGTAACAAGCCTTCGTATTTTTCCTTATCTTCTTTAAAATTTTCTTCAGGAATAGAAAGCGCTGATTTAATTTCTTTGGTATAGTTAGCTGTAAATGCTAGAGCATCTTCATTGTTTTTATACGCGCTTAGAAAATAACCTTTTTCTTTGTTGCGAAATACGATAAATGTTTTAGTTTGTTTCATTGTTTTTTCTCCTATTTCTTAAAATTTGCCTGCTTGCCAGCCTTGGGCTTTGACTTTATCTAACTGCGCTCCAACTTCGCTAATTTGCTTATTTAGCGCTTTGTTTTCGATAGAGTAGCCGTCCTCGATAATTACAGCACACTCATCACCAGTTGACACTCTTGTGGCAATGGCTTGTAAGCTTTCTTGTTCTAACCAATTGCCGAACTGTTCAAGTGTGATTTGGTCCATTTGTTCTAGTTTGTCAATCAGAACAAAACCACATTCTGGTTTAAGCTTACGAACAATCGCAGTAGCCACCATAAGCTGTTGACTGCCAGACATGTTATCCCACTCTTGCCCTTGATAAAGTAGCTTACCGTCATCAACTGACAAGCCTTCAAGTGGCAAGCCTGCGTTAGTTAACAAATCTGTTTTCTGTTGACGAACAGCTTCGATTTCGTTAGTCAATTGATTGTATTGTTCACGCTGTTGTTTGGCGTCGTCTTCGGCTTTATCTTTATCAAGATTAGCGCGAACACGTCTGTTAGTTTCGTCAATACGTGCAATGTTTTCTTCAATTTCAGCTGTTGACTCGTCGTGCAAATCCATAACGTCAGTCTGTGCAATAGACAAATCATTTTCAAGCTGTGCCAATTGCGCTTCTGCTTGTTTCAGCTTTTGCTTAAAGTCCTCTACCTCGGCTTTTTTAAAGTCGTAGTTTTGTTGAATGACTGTCACGTTTTGACGCTTACGAGCATTCTCACCATTCTTAGCTAAAATAGCTTGCTGTTGTTGAATAAGTTCTGAAATGCTGACAAGCTCTTTTGGCGCGTCTGGGTAGTATGGCTGTTCTTTTGCGAACTTTTCCTTTTGGTCAGCAATCACACCAATCGCATGGCGTTGATTGTAGATTTCCTTTTCTTTTAGCTCCAATTCAGCTAGCTGGTCACCAACGCCGATAATTTGAAGTAGCGTGTTAGCCTTGTCCTTTGGCGTGCTTTCCATGAACTTCGGTAAATTGATAGCTAATTCTTCCACAAAGCTATCAAGCAACTGTTGTCCTGCTTTTTGTCCATTTGGGTCAATGACTTTAAGCGAGCTATTCTTACCTTTACGTTCAACGATAAGACCGTTTGATAAGGTTACTTTTAACGTAGGCGGTACCATTGAGCCCTCACGTTCTGCTTTACTTGGTTTGTATTTGTTACCACCTAATGCCCAAGCGATACTGTCCAGAACGCTTGTCTTACCTTGGTTATTATTTCCACCAATTACGGTTAAACCACTTGCAGACGGTTCAATTTTGACCGCTTTAATCCGTTTGACGTTTTCAATTTCTAATTTATTGATTGTTACCATCAAAATCCTCACTTCCAATTCTGAATGTATTAACTTCTACCGTTTTAGTCTCCGTGATAATTTCACTGTTTTCTAAAGCGAAGCCAAGCAGTGCATTCGTGACACTTGTCAATGTATAACCACATTTGTCTGCAATTTCAGCGATTTCATTGTAAATATCAATATCACACCCAATACGACCATATCCATTTTGTTGAGCTCCTAATTTTTGTTTTGCCAATCTCATTTTGTCATAACCTTTCTAATTTCTAGTTGGTCAACTTCATCAAGTTGATTGATACATTTATCAAGCGTTGATGGCAAGATATAGCCCTCAGCAATGATAATGTCGAGTAAATTTGCTTTTGCGACTGTCGCAAAGTAATGTTTTGTCAGTTCGTTGTTTAGACGTTTGTTTTCGTCTTTCAAGAACGCATTTTCATTAATAACTTCTTGTATCATATCAACCTCTTTGAATGTATCGTGTCATAGCGTTTTGCGCTTTAATAACATTGTCATAGCGCTTAGCTTTTGTTTCCCAACTTTCAAACACGAATTCTGGTTGAGTAGTTTCTTGTTTGTTAGGTTTTGTAAAAATCCAGTTAAATAATGTCATGTTAAAACTCCTGTTTCTAATTTCATGTTTTTTAGCATTTCAGCTAATGTTTCTTTCTTGCTTAAGTATCTGTTGCGCGATTTCCATTTGACAAATAACTCAAATCCTTTGTAGTTAACAAAGACTATCTTGTGCGTTGGATTGTCAATGTACTTGTTAAATTCTGGATGTTCACGCATTTCGGCTGCCCACTGTTTTGCAACGCTCTTGCTCAAACCTTCCCAACGTTGCATTAAGTGGTCATAATCGCCCCACTCGGCATCTTCGTTGATTCCGACAGCCTTGTAAGTTATTTCGACTTTCGGCATAGCGTGCTCCTTTTAAATGTGATATAATCTAGTTAAGTTTATTTTTGTTAGTGACTGATTGCCGTCAGTCGCTTTTTTTGTATCCAAAATAGATACACCGTCCTTTCTTTTTGTTCTACTGCTCTCAACTAGCAGTTATAGCCCTAGCAAGTTTTGCTGTATCTTGGGAGGAAATATATTGATAAAAAATATTAATAGGAGACCATAATCAATAAACTGCGTAATTGTTGTTTGATAACTTGCTAGAGCCGTAACTACTAGCTGAGAAATGATATACATTGCATATCGTACTTTATCGAACTTTCAGACTAAAAAAAGATATCCTCAATGGTGATGTCAGGAAAAAATGGCAGTAACATTTTTTTGAAAGTTAACATTTCTTTGCTTGTGAATTGAACTTTGCCACATTCTTTATTGTGATAAGATTGTGGCGAAATATCGAACATTTCAGCCATCTGTGCTTGTGTCTTACCAAGCATGTGTCTGTAGCCTCTGATTTTATTCGACCTCGTCATTTTTATACCTCCTTTCGAACTTTGTTGAACTTATTATAAAACCTTTATTTTTATTTGTCAACAAAAAAATAAAACTTTTTCGAACTTTTTTTATAAAATTTTGTAAAAATATGTTAAAATAAAATCATAAAGGAGATGAATCATGTTTGATATAGATAAAAAATCTGTCGGAGCACGGATAAAATCCATTAGAAAATCTAAAGGAATGACTTTAGAAGAATTCGGAAAACTTTTCAACGCTTCTAAAAGTAGCGTTCTAGGTTGGGAAAAAGGTGACAACATTCCAAATAACGAACGCTTAAAACAAATTGCAAAAGTTGGCGATTTAAGTGTAAACGAGTTACAATATGGTGATTTTAAAACTTATATTGCAGCAAATCTAAGTCAATTCTTAATTGAAGTAATGCCAGACTATAACGTTGCTCAAAGTGATTTTGAACAAGCATTAAACAATATTTACGAAGAAGCAATAACAAGCAACTATTCTTATAATGACATTGAACCGTTACAAGCTTTGTTTATTGCAAAAACTGCTTTTATTCGTGATAAATATGTTAGTCAAGATTTGCTTTTGAAAGATGTTAGCGACGAAGATATCAATAATCTTTATATTGAAAGACTAGCTGATGTCCAAACCTTGCCTGCTGAGTTTGAACAATCAGAAGTTGAAAAACATTCTGAACGATTTAAGAAAAATCATTCTATTGTACAAGAAGCGATTGACAAAATTAAAACTGATATTATTGAAAAATCATCTGGTTTTGTTGTTTCAGAACCTATCAAAATCTATTACACTTCCGCTGCTAAAGCTGGTCCTAAAGGTTTTGGTTATGATGATTATGATTCAGATTTTGCATACACTAATGAAGAACCACCACGCTATGACATAGCCACTGAAGTAAATGGTAATTCTATGAATCCAGATTATCAAGACGGTGACATTCTTTATTTACGAGATTATGGAACTACTACATACGACGGTGAAGAATGTGTTGTTGTCATCAATGACAAATCATATTTTAAGAAATTGTACACTATCGAAAATGGGCTACTGCTTGTCTCAATTAATCCAGATAAAGACAAGTACCCTGATATTGAAATAGAATTCCCACCAACTGACGGTGACCATATAAAAATATTTAATGTAGTAGGTAGTTTTACACCTATAGATTGTGATTAAAAAGGAGTACGATTATGGAATCAGAAACTAGACCAATGGAAATTGTCTGCTATGACTTAGATTGCCATTGCAATAGACGTCGAGAGTGGATAAAGGTAAATGGCGAATGGCACCCTATTGAGTACTCGGTAGATGACCCAAATGACCCACCAATGAGTGAGGAAGAAAAACAAAAACTTGCTGATATAATTCTTGAATTTACAGCAGAAAAATAAAACTACGTGCAACGACTGAACCACATTAAAAGCTGAGAAGGAGAAAAACAATGAAAAAAATTAGTTTATTCGGGATTACCCTTTTATCAATTGCTGTACTTGGTGCTTGTTCTTCTAATTCGAGTAGCGATTCATCTAGTAGCAGTTCTAGCTCATCAACAACGACAGAACAAACAACATCAAGTAGCAGCGTAGAGTCAACAGAGCAAACGACTACTTATCCAAGTAGCGCGTATGTATCATATCCTTATACTATTGATGTCCCTAGTGGTAATAGTTATGTTATTAAAAATATCACTAAAACCACAGGCAGTTTAGACGGTAGCCCAATTATTACAATTGAAATGAGTTTTACAAATAACGGAGATACGCCTACTAGTCCATATATGGGATTTGTGGTTGACTGGGATGTACAACAAACTGACGGAACAACTACAGAAAGTCTAAATGGTGCTAATACTCAAATGGCTAATGTTGATAATCAAGATTTAGTGAATATGGGAAACACAAATGTTAATGCAGGTGCGACTGTAGACGCCATTATTGGTTACACTTTAGCGAGCGATACGGAAGATGTTGGTTTTATTTTACGTTCTACCTCTCTAACATCTAACCCTCAAGGCTTTGCATGGGCTAATGATTAA